ACAACCGTGTCGACATGCTTGAGCAAATCTTTCCTGATCGCAATGTTTGGAAATGCTACAAGTTCCAACTTATCTTCTTTAGTTATTTTCTTTGCTTTTATAGCTCCTGAATACGGATATTTTTTAGGTCTCATTTGATGCCCTCCTTCAATCTGTCAATATTTGCTCTTATATAGCCCAAGGCATGACTTGTAAATGGTGTAGGGTACTCTTGTGCTAGTCGGTACAGTCTTTCCCGATATCCAATCTCTGTCTCCATCTACTCCACCTCCAAAAGCTCTTGGTTTTCGTAGATATTGCCGATAACTTTGCAAAGATTATTGAATTTAGATTCAACAGAATACAGCCGTTTTTGTCCCTTATATTCTGATTCAAAATAAAAACCAATATATTGTTCTTCAAATCCTAGAGTATCTACATCAATCCACTCTCCAAACTTAACAACTTCTGGTCTTTTTATACCATCTCTTTTGACGATATCCCCCTCAAAGATTTCCTTTCCGTTTTTGTCTTTAATTCCTGTTGATTGCATGATGACCAGATGATTAACAAAAACATAATCTGGAGGGGACATGACGTCCTCCTGTTCAACCACTACAACTTGCCCACTTTCTGTAATTGCGAAAGTATCTTTGAACATTTCTTTTTTTGCGCTATCCCACGCTCTAAATTTCGGTCTCATAACCTCACCTCGTCTCCAATCCTCAATGACTCATAGCTTGTTTTAGTAACTACGAAAATGCCGTAGTTCTGTATTGTGATTGTGTACAGGTCGCCTATTTTCTCCTTGTGGACGACTCTGCCTTTGATTTCTGCGCCTTGATTATCTGCTTTGTAGATTACAATCGGGCGCTTTTCTTCTAATTTCTTAATATGGATACTCTGCCAGACATTCAATCCAGCAGACAATAATATCCAGATTGCGATAAATCGTTTCAATCTGTGACCTCATTTCTCAATTCAAAATCAATTCCATTCATAAGCAGATTTCTTTGAAAATCAACAAATTCTCCAATCATCTTAGCTTCTTGAAAGTCGTATTCCTCAACCGTACTTAAGAAATCATCAATATCATTTTGTGCACTTCCGTACGCTGTTTTTATATGTTCCATGGCAATTTTACGACCATCTACATCAATTGTGTAGCAGATTCTGCCACTTGAATAATCATATTTGTAATTTTTGATAATCATCACTCCACCTCCTCAATCTCAACCTCTATCCGTGGATTTAGACTGTAGAACTTGCCTACATCATGTAGCGCTATCTGACCGTCATCCTGGAAGACGATCCCTGACATACTGTCATAAAGGGCTTTTTCGTAGTTGTCAATGTCAGGCTTTTTGCCTACTGGAATGATTTCATCCAGGAGGGCCTGTTGGTTCTTCTTGACCTTTGAAATATACTGAGGAGGCTTGATGTAAAATCTAAGCTTTGCCCTCAGAGCTCCCTCAAGAATAGGCTGCCCCATGTACTGATTAGCAATGAGCAGCTGACAATGATTGCGCCAGGCTTTCATGCCCTTATCTTCATAAGTCGTGGTAAAACTCCCACGTCTTGCAAATCTTGGCCGTGATTGAGGCTTAGGCTCAATGTTCAGGGTCAATCTCATCCAAGAGCCCCCTTAAATCCTGCCATCTCAAAGAGATTTTCTCTGTTTTCATTTACGAACTCAAAGAATTTCTTAACCTCTTGTAGCGTCTTGATGTTACTCTTGACTCGTGTTAATGAGGTGAAAAATACATCATTTTTAGGAATTGCCTGGACTTTGCACTTGTAGACTGGTTCAAAAAGATCACCATTCTCATCTAGTGTGGGTGCGGCGTCTTTGTTATCAAAGCTAATGCTCATATCATAATTTAAGGTCGTAACGACCTCTATTTTTTGTTTCTCAATGATGATAGCAATATTTTCTGTCACATTGATTTTACTTGCCATGTTGTTTCTCCTGTAAAAATTCATTGTAAACCTTAGTAAAAATCTCTATTACTAGTTTTTTTGGAATGTTTGACCGTTCGTTGTATGACTTAGAGAATTTTCCCCATTCAATTTCTTGCTTGATAATGTCATTTTTAAGACCTAAATCAAGATTACTAGCAAACTTTGTAGGTTTCTGCAAAGGGTAGTCATAATTGTTGTAGCGTGTGAGGTTGAGATGTGGGAGTTTGAAATCCATGACATCCTCAATATATTTCCACAATCGCCCACTTGCTGGGTTCTCTATGATGAAATATTTAGGGTTATACCGCTTGATGATCTCAATGGTATTGAAAGCACAAAGCTCCCCATTTACCCTCTTCATAAACTGACGGTCATACTGATAATTTATATAGGCTTTCTCGTAGATCAGGAGGCGCTACAAGCCTCCCAACCAATGTGACGTTATTGATCATCCGTTTTGTCCTCTCTAGCGCTACGCTCTCCCAAGAGATAGCCTAAAAACATCCATAGGATAGCCATCCCAATCTCTTTGATAAAATCATTCATTTTCTTTCCTCTCCTCTCCTGGATTGTGCCACCAGACAATCAGGTCATCCTGATTGTCTCTGATGTACTGCTCAAATCTTTCAAAGTGGTCAATAGCATGTTTTAAGCGTTGCATACCCTCTCCAGCTTTTGAGCAAAAGCCACAAACTTTAAAGACAGGCTCAATCATGTCAATAATTTCTACAACTTGGCCATCAAGGTTCCAGACGCTATCCTCTCCTACCTTAAAATCTAGGATAAACTCATCTCCTAAGTCATGGATGACTCGCAATCTCTTTCCGTCTGAATAGATTGAAATGCTATCTGATAGTTTTTTAATCTCCATAATTACCACCCACATTGCTCATTGAGTTCAGTCTGAGTCAGTGGCTCAATACGTTGATAACCGCTGACTTGATAGTTTTCCTTAAATTTAAACCCTGCTTGTTCAAGAGTAGCCTTGAAACGGTCTTTTTCTGCTGTATCCACAAAATACACCTCTAAAGTCATTTTTTGGGTATATCGTTTTAGGTCGTTTTCAGCCCCTCTAAGAGCGTTAGGCTCATTTTTGGGGATTTGTTCACCGTCCAAGATTTCGCCTGTTTCTGTGTCAAAATTTGGGGTCTCGGTTGATTTTGGAGCCTGTTCCTGCTGTTTAGTTTGTTGAGCTGCTAAAAGCTCCTGATTAGCTCGCTCTGCTCGTTCTTGAGCTTGTCTGAGTTCTTCCTTTTGCTTTTCAAATTCATAATCAGCTTTAATTTGCTCAAAGACCTCAGCAAGGGTCAAGTCTCTTAACATCCGAATGTAAGGAGAGTCAGTCATGCCATACTCAGCACAGAGCCCTGAGATAGCTGACTTGGATTTCTCAAGCTCTTGCTGTTTCTGAAACTCAAATGTGACCATATCATCAAGGCTTTTCATGGTTGCTTTTTTGAGGGTCATCCCATCTGCCATGAAATCGCTAGCTTTGACATAATCAAGGGCCTTTTCATCAAATAGGCGAGGGTCTAGCATGTACTCAGCTGATTTGTTGGCTAGATAGCCTTTGACCGTGTCAATTCTGACAGCCTTTTGATGATCTTCAAATTCTTTGACATCACTAGCGATTTTGGAGATGATGTCTTTCAGAGGCTGGATGGCATTCTTGACATACTTGTCAAATTCGTCAGCTGGTTCAGATAAGACTTTCTTATTCCTGATCCGTTCATCAGAAACCTGCTTGTCTAATTTTCGTAGATCGGCAAGTGTCTGCTTGTCATCCTTGATGGTTGCAGCTGTAACCGTGTAATTTTGGTACTTGGCTACAACCTCATTGATATTCTGCTCAAATTTCTCACGGTCAATGATTTCAACCTGTGCCTGTGTTACTTTTACCTGTAATTCTTGCATGTTGTCCTCCTAATATTCAAGTTCACTGCCTAGCAACTCGCCCTGGATTGGCTCCTCACTTTGAGCAGGTTCAGGAACTGTGTGGGCTTGCTCTTTGTTAAATTGCTCAATCTGAGCCATCTTGCGTGCAATTACATCCTCTTTGCTCTCTTGAGGTGTCACATCCTTGATACGGTCAAATGTTTCTCCACCGTCGTCCTCTGTGTACATATTCCCCAAATCCTCAGGAAAAGCCTCTCTAAGAGCGTTTACTAGGGCTGTTTTTCTGATCATAGTAGCTGGCATGCTGTTCCAGGTGCTTTGTTTCTTGTTGTATTCTTCAAGAGATACCTGAATTTCTACAGGTACTTTGAAATTTTTGCGATAGACTCTAGCCCAACCGCCTACCAAAGTATCACCTGGTAGCATAAGAGCCCCTTTGCGTTCGTGCATAACGCCATCTTTATCTACAGCAACCACGCCAGCCTCAAACCCCTCATAGTTTTTACTCTGGGCTGCACGTTTCAAGAAAGCCTCTTTAGAGACAATCAAGCTGAACTCTGTCCCTCCATTGCGGTTTTTATAGGCTACAATGTAGACCTCGTTAGCTAAAGGGTTTAGGTTACGCCCTTTGATAAGTGACAAAGCTTGCCCCACCTGTTTCTCAGTAAGTAAATTCTGAGGATCAAAGTAACGTTTGATGTCTTCAAATGTCCAGTCAAGGGCATTGACAGAAATGTCACGTTTAGCCTGTTGTGTTGATAATTGATTATTAGTCATTTTCTTCTACCTCTGTTGTGTTTTAAGTTCCAATTTTCACGCTTTAAGCGGTTGTTTTCGTTCATAAGTGAGACTATTCTGTCCTGTTGTTCGTTGATAATAGTGCCCAACTCATAACAAGTGTCTAACTGCCTCTTTCTCCAGTGGACATTGTCCTCATAGTGTTCTCTATTCATAGGCTAACAATCTCCTACATAGATCCACTGACCAGCTCTAAACTCCCAATCAGCTGGGTCACGTTCTTCCCTGGGTTCAGGAGGCTGCAAATAATCACGATCATAGTCAAAGGTGCCAAATAGTCCTCTGTCCATGTTCTACCTCCTACCCTTCCATGTCTTGATAGACATTGATTAGTTTCTGCTGATCATACACTTTCTCAGCATATCCTTGACATTGTATACCTAGTGACATGTTATCCTGTGATAGCTCATTTAGCAGCTCGTTTTTGAGCCTGATTTCTTCTTTCAGTAGTTGATTTTCAATCTGCAAGGCTCTTACATCAATTAGATTGCTGTTTTTTTGCTTTGGTTCCTGAATTGGCTCATCTGCCAAGATTTCGTCTAGTCCTAAAAAATCTTTTAATTTATTCCACATTGCTCTTACTCCTCATCATCACTTTCTGTCATGTTCTTCTCAATAGCCTCTTTTGGACTCATTCCATCTAATACATCCTTGATAGCATGTGATACATCATGGATAGCCTTTGGTGGAGCTCTTAGCCCATTAGGTAAATTTAATAAATCAATAGTTAGTAAGGCAAATGCAGATAATTTATGTAGTTCCTCTTGTAGCTGTTCGATACGTTCAATCTTTTCCTGTTGTTGTTTAATGAGTTCTTTATCAGTCATGATTTTATACTCTCTTTCTTTTATTTATTAGTAGTAGTAGTTTGTTGTAAGTTAGTAGTTATTATTAAGTTAGTGCCGTAAGGCTTAGATTATTGTATAGTTAGTACTTGTTATATAGTTAGTACTTATTAGACGGCAATTTTTAACATGGCAATTTTTAACATGGCAATTTTTAACATGGCAATTTTTAACATGGCAAAATCTTCCAAGTGTAAAATAACTCTATCTAATTGCCTGTGGATAACTCATTTGTTAGATTACTCTTTAAGTAATTTTTATAGCTTTCTGACATAGGGCTGTCTGAGAAAAAACGTCTAAATTCTGTCCCATTCCCTCTGCCGTGGCTAATTCTCACAGATAGCAAGTATCCACATTGCTCTAGTATCTTGAAATGTCTGTCTACTGTCCGCCTGCTGATATTCAACCGCCTAGCAATTTCCTCAGGGTATACAACCCAGTCAGGCTTATTGGTTAAAATTACCGTCAAAATGCCTATTGTTGCTGGCTCAAGCCTGCTGTCTTGGGTGAAAGCGTTATTTAACGCTGTATAGTTCTCATGAGTGTTCCTGATTATGTACTGCATACCTCATATTTAAGCCCCTTTCTTTAAGCGTTTACTGATAATGTCATAATATGAATGACCTGCAGGGATGATGTACCCTGATAGATTGTCAACTTGTGAGCCATCTGCCATAATATTTATTATCCGTGGCTCCCATTCCTTTTTTATTAATTTCATGATATAATTACCTCGTAAAGTATTTTTCTAGCTCTCAAATGGATTTGCTGTCTTTTGAGGGCTTTTCTTTTAGCTTGTCAAACGTTCCTGATTTAGAAACTTGTTGATAAAGTACTGTTGACCTTTACCAGTTACAAGTGGTGTCTTGCTAACTGTGATGTGGCCGTCAGCGTGTGTGATACTGGTTTCTTTGACTCTGATGAGTCCCATCTCTACGCTCTTTTGTGTAGGCATGTTCCAATCACGCCCATTGCGCTTAATGAGATAGCCATGAGCTCTGAGCCAATTAAATAAGCGATTAGCTCCCATGTCTACCCCATTCTGTTTGAGTAGCTTAGCAAGCTCTCCAACCAGGATAGATGAGTGACTAGCACTGACTGCCTCAGCAAATAGTACCTTAGGACGGTCAGCCTCAATCTTAACCTCTTGTAGCGTCTTGATGTTACTCTTGCCTCGTTCCGTTCGCTGTATCATGGCAATTTCTTTGGCCATGTCTAGCTTGATGATGTGGTCAACTTTATTGTGACCACCTCGCCCTGTTTGCTGCTCATTTTTGAGAAGCAAAAAATCTTGATTTTCTGCAAAGCCATAGTCAATCATTCGATTGAACCAGTCGGCATATTTTGTTTTGACATCTAAAGCCTCATGTAGTTGTCTACCTGACACTATTGGCTCATGGTTATCATTCAGAGTTACGTTGATGAGTTTATTCATGTTTACTCCTTTCTTTTGCGGTTAAACCGCAATCTTATGTAAAAAAATAATGTCATCAATAGACACATCAAAAGCAGTAGCGATTTGATAAGCCTGCGTCACAGTAGGCTCTGTTTTACCTCGTTCCCAATTTCCCCAAGTATCAGCAGAGACATCAAGGGCCTTAGCTGCATCCACTTGCCGCCAGTTTTTTAGCGTTCGCAATGTTTTAAGAGTCATTTTTGGCATGTTACTGTCCTTTCTATCGTTTTTTTATAATTGACTGACTCAACTACGACTATATTATAATGCGGTTTAACCGCAATGTCAAGTGTTTTTTGCGTTTTTTTCGTATTTTTTTATTTTTTTCTTTACTTTTTTGCGTTTTTGCCGTAATATATACTATATAAAGGAGTGATAAAAATGAGCAATAATAAAAGTAAAGAAATTTTTTCTGCGAACTTGGAAAATTTGATGAGTAGCAGAGGGATTGATAGAAATAAGCTCTGTTCTGATCTCGGATTGAAGTACACTACTGTAAGAGACTGGTTAAAAGGCATAACTTATCCTCGGATAGGAAAGATCGAATTACTTGCAGACTATTTTGGAGTTAATAAATCAGACTTAATAGAGGATAAATCTCAGGAAGTAAAAGAGCTAAAAATTCCCACATCCCCATTGGTTCATAAAATTACTGAAAAGGTTGTCAAGTTATCAACTCCAAGAAAACAAAAGGTTCTTAACTACGCTAACGAACAATTGAAAGAGCAAAATAATAAAGTAATCACAATTGAGGAAAAGCTTTTTGAATACCGTGTTTTTGAAAAATTGGCAGCTGGTAATGGCTACTCTTATTTTAACGATGGGAACTATGATACTGTTTTTTATAATAAAGATTTAGATCATGATTTTGCCTCTTGGGTTTTTGGTGACTCTATGGAACCTAAATTCCAAAATGGAGAGGTTGTGCTCATAAAAGAGACTGGTTTTGATTATGATGGGGCAGTCTATGCTGTTGATTGGGACGGCCAAACATATATTAAAAAGGTTTATCGTGAACCTGATGGATTGCGTTTAGTCTCCCTTAATCCGAAATATAAAGATAGGTTTGCACCTTACGATGAGGACCCTCGCATTATTGGAAAAATTGTTGGTAATTTCATGCCTTTAGGTAGTTAGAGTTATAAGTTAATCATTAGAGAGGTTTTTAAAATGGGAATATTTAATTTTTTATTTGGAAGTAAAAAACAGAAAGAACCGCAACAAATTTCCGTTACTGTTGCTCCACCTAAAGAATTTGACTACTATCGGCCTGAGTATTTCAAAATAATAAACTCAAGACCTAATATGTTTGAAATTTATGGAAGAGGCTTTGATTTTCCAAAATACAACGATAACTTTATAACTCCAGAGGGTTATCCTCTTAGAGAGTTACTACTCTTGGTTTGGTGGGGGAAAACAAAGAGTGGAAGAAAATCAACTATATCAATCCCTAAATATTTTTTTCATGATTACAATCTAAATGCTGAAAAAATAACAAGAAAATTCAAAGACAACTCATTGCTTTATGATGATGACGGCAAAACACTTTTGACTGAAAAAGGGAGGGTTATTGCTGACAAATACTCGTCACTATGGGAGATACATTCAGCTAAAGAATACCCTACAAATCTTGATATTGATTTCCCAACATGGGACAAAAATAAATTTGATTTAATGATGTGCCAAGTGCAAATAAGGTATCACAGTGAGTACGCTAAATTTTGCAAAAAATTAGTTAATTATTTCAACTCACTAAATGCACCAACGAGCGCTTTAGAAATTCACAATGAAATCAATTACTACATCAATGAAATGAATAGTAATTTAGCAAGAGTAAATGACCTGAAAGAAAAATTGATCATCTTACAAGACAGAGTAAATGATAATATATAACAAACAAAAAAGCCCCACGCTCTCAAACTTTGGCGAGTCTGAGCGTGAGGCTAGTGGCAAGAAACAAAGCATTAAAAAGCTCTTTTTCTTGTACCCATTTTATCATTTTTTAGGAAATTTTGAAAGAGGTACTACTATGATAACAACAAATAAAGTAGCCATCTATGTCAGGGTATCCACTACCTCACAGGTTGAGGAGGGGTACTCGATAGAGGAGCAGATAGACAAATTAGAGTCCTACTGTAAAATTAAGGACTGGACAGTTTACAAAGTATATACTGATGGAGGTTTCTCAGGATCCAACACTGAGAGACCAGCACTAGAGAAACTTATCAAAGACGCTGACAAGAAAAAATTTGATACAGTTCTAGTTTATAAGCTAGACCGTCTCAGCCGTAGTCAGAAAGATACACTATTCTTGATAGAGGATGTATTCATCAAGAATGGGATTGAATTTCTGAGCTTGCAAGAGAATTTTGACACCTCGACACCGTTTGGAAAAGCCATGATCGGTCTCTTGAGTGTGTTTGCTCAGCTAGAGAGGGAGCAAATCAAGGAAAGAATGCAACTTGGCAAGCTAGGTCGCGCAAAAGCTGGAAAGTCCATGATGTGGGCTAAGACATCCTACGGCTATGACTACCATAAAGAAACAGGCACTATGACCATCAACCCAGTTCAGTCTCTAGTCATCAAATTCATCTTTGAAAGCTATCTATCAGGTAGGTCAATCACTAAGCTAAGAGATGACCTTAATGAGAAATACCCAAAAGAAAAGCCCTGGCACTACAGAGCGGTCAGAGTGATATTAGATAATCCTGTGTACTGTGGCTATAATCAATTTATGGGAGAAATCTACAAAGGAAATCATGAGCCTATCATATCAAAAGAAACCTATGACAAGACACAGGAAGAACTAAAGATCAGACAAAGGACGGCACTTGAAAACTTAAATCCTCGGCCATTCCAGGCAAAGTATATGCTGTCAGGTATCGCCCAATGTGGCTACTGTTTGGCTCCATTAAAAATCATAATGGGTGTAAAGAGAAAAGATGGGAGTAGGTTTAAAAAATATGAATGCCATCAGAGACACCCTAGAAAGTTAAGAGGTGTCACTACATACAATGACAACAAAAAATGTGACTCAGGGTTTTACTATAAGGATGATCTTGAGGCTTATGTCTTACAAGAGGTCAATAAGTTGCAGCATGACTCTGAATACTTAGAGACAATCTTCTCAGACAATCGCAAAGAGTCCATAGATCGTGAGAGCTATCAGAAACAGATTAGAGAATTATCTAAGAAACTGAGCAGGCTCAATGACCTCTATATAGATGACAGAATTACCCTAGAAGAACTACAGAGCAAGTCAAGAGAATTTCTAAGCATGAGAGCCTTGCTAGAAAAAGAGCTAGAGGATGACCCATCTCTTAAACAAGAGGAAACTAAGAATACTATCAAGCAAGAATTGAGCAAGGGAGACATCTACAAGATGGACTATGAGTCTCAAAAGACCATAGTCAGAGCCTTAATCAGAAAAGTGCAAGTCACAGCTGATAGCATTGTCATCAAGTGGAGAATATAGAGAGAGTTTTACTATCCCTCATTTCAATCAAGGATACTAAAATTCTTTACTAGAAAATACTTTCAGAGCAAACAAAAAAACCGCAAGCAAATGCCTGCGGTTTTAGTGTAATTAAATTCTGAAAGCCTTTATATGCTTTATTTTTATTTTGCTGTAATGAGCCCGTCAGGCTCTACAGTAAATGACTCTTTATCTGCCATTCTGCCATCAGGCAAAAGGAGATAGTAGCCTCCATTGTATGGGACAAAGGTGTTAGATTTCATGTCCCCATCTTCTGAGTCAAGATAGTACCATCTCTCATACCATTTGACCCATCCTGTAGCCATTGCACCATCTCGGTTGAAATAGTACCATTTTCCATTGATTTTCTTCCAGGATGTAGCCATGTAGCCATCCTTGTCAAAATAGTACCAGTGGCCATCTGTATGCTTGAGCCATCTGTCAGAGTACATATATCCTAACTCATCAAAATAAAACCATGATTTATTCTCATCAATGTACTCAAACTGTCCCTTAGGGTATGAGCCGTTAGCTCTAGCGTACCAGTACCCTTTATCATCCTTTTGCCATCCTTTTTTAGGCGCCTCGGGTTGAGCGTTTGGATTGGTCAAGCGATAGATGTAGTAGTAAGGGCGCCCAGCGTATAGCCAGATGTCATCATGGTCATTGACTGAAATCCCATCATAGCGATAATTACAATGGATGATGTTATCACTATCAATGAAAATCCCTGTATGTCCACCAGCTCCAGCTGAGGCTCCTTTACGTCCCCATATAAAGACATCTCCTCTCTGAGCGTCCCATGGCGTATTCTCTGAGATAAGAGTGTATCCGTTGTTAATCAACCAGTTATGCTCATATTCAGTATTGACAGCCCATCCTGCTGATACTGCTCCAGCACTCCTCAAAGCGTAGTAGACAGAGCTTGAGCAATCATAAGAGTCATCTCCGTCCCGTTCTTCCATGCTATAAGACACTCGCCCCTGTCTAGCTTTCATCCAGGCGATAGCATTCTCAATGTTTATTGTCATTTATATTCCTTTCATTTTATGGGAGCCTTGTAGGCCAAGGCTCACTCGTTAAGTATGAGATAGAGCTGACACGAATGTCCCCGATGTCCCTGTCAGTAGGGACAGGGTCAGAAAACTGAAATCTCAACATGTTACTGTCTCCCATACCTCCTAAGTACCAGGTGCCATAAGGCACCCCTTTGTCATTGTATATCCCGCCAATAAGACTAAACTCTGAGCGGAACCCTTGAGGGACAGCGTTCAATCCTAAGATATAACAATTTCTCTCGCGGTCACTAGGCTGGACTTGATACCCCGCACCTCCACGCCTTACAATACCAAACCACCCCCAAGAGAGCCCACCAAATTGATACATCACAGTGTCATTTTTGCGCCTTACTTTGAGATAAGAGTTACCCAATTTTGACACGATAGGGAGAGTACGCCAACCAGTGTCCCCAGTCAGCACCTCCCAGCCCTGATTGTCAGTTCCTGAGCGTTTAATCCATTTCAAAGCTCCATTAGTGGCTACTGTGTCCACATAAGTCGTACCTACTGGAGCAGTAATCTTTCCGTTTGGCATACCTTGACCGTGAATTTCGTACTCATGGACTTGACCGCCTGTGTTAGCTGGAGCGCTTGGCAAGACAATGCTACCACCCCCACCAGATAAACTAAGAGTGGTGCCGTTAAGATTGAGTCTTTGAGGCTCTTTTTGTTCAATGAGAGAAAGTCTTTGCTTGACTCCACTGTCATTGTACGGCTGTGGGATTTCTGATTTCTTAGCATACCCCTCAAGACTTTGGTGCTGAGTGAGATAACCTTTACTTGTAAGAATGTCCTCAGTTACAATTTTTGAGGTATCTATTGACGGCTTATTTTCAAGCGTCTTAACTCGTTCCTTGAGTTCTGTGTCATTATACGGATCAGAGAGCTCTGAGCGTTTAACGTAGCCATCCAGGCTCTGATGTTGAGTCAAGTATCCTTTGCCATCTAATTCTGACCTAGTGACTAAATTGCTAGTGTCCACACTTGGTTTGTTCTCTAAAGTTACTACACGCTCTACAAGAGGCTTGTCATCATAGATGGTGTCATTATCAGGCTTGGATTTTAAAAGCTCAATATCGTCCAAAATATGGGCTATTTCGCTCTGATTAGCCTTGCTTGCAAGCTCTGCCCTCAGCTCACTGTCATCATAAGCTACGCCTGGAGCGTTATTTTTAGGCAGCAAGCTCTCAAGCTCATCCTTTGTCACAATATCCTTGACATCTATGACACGCTTTGTCTGAGACTCCATGACAGGTGCCTGAGTAGCCTTGTCAATCTCTGAGATTTTGACATTGAATGAAAAAGCATATACATCAGCTGACTTTTCAACTTTCTCAAAATAGATGTATCCTGTGACCGTCTCACTAGCAATTATCAATGAGTTATCAAACTTGACTGTAAAGTTATTGCCCTCTATCGTAGCCTCTACCTCTTTGTAGCGCTTGGTGCCCTTAAAATGAAAGAGACAGATAACTTTCTCAGCGGTCAACTCATTCATCGTGAAATGAAACTCAGCTATCTCTTTATCTTTACTGTAGAGCTCATGATGGAGCTTATCAATCCCTCTGATATTGCTTGTCAGCTCTATATTTTTGCTGATAATTTTTTCCAAGTTCTGCCCTCCTTTCTAATAAAAAAGAGAGCCTGCTAGGCTCTCTGTGTTTAATCTTCGCTAGGCTCTGTATATGTTAGAGCTCTTGAGCTATCTGATAGCCCTGCTGTAGTAGGGTCAGGGACAATGTTTAGGGCACTAAAGATTGATAAACCGATGAGATAAGGATTTGAAAGAAATTTCAAAAGCAACTCATACACTCCACTCCAGCTAGTCAAATCCTCAAATTTTAACCCAAAGTAGGTCAAAATAGGTAAGATGATAGCAAGTAGCAAACGGATGACAAAAGCTCTATTTTTAAAACGTACTAACCAGTTAATTTTCATGTTAATTCCTCACTTCTAAATTTACATATTTATTGTAGAGGCTATCGATGTATCCATTGCCTCCTAGTTTCTTGTAGCTATCGTGCATTTTATGCACAATGTCAGACTCATGAACCGTGGTATATCCACGATTGATTGCCGTAGTCATGTCTCTCTCAAGTCTCAGATACATTGTGACTAGATGAGCCTCATCATGTACTACTAGCTTATCGTTAACCTCACTTATCTTTTTGTTGTTATCCTCTCCAACATCTCTGATGTCATTGACTGATGACTGGATGGTGCCTAGTTCATCTTTGAGCTCATGAAATTGCTGTTTATTCAAGTTGGCTGACTTGCTTGCTGTAAGCCCAAACCATCCAGTAGCAATTACACCCACAGTAGGAGCTAGATGTGCTATTAAATCTGATATAGTCACGCTTGCCCCCCTTTCTTATTGTGGCACTGCCTCAGTATTTAGCTCCGTGCTTGATGTTGGAGTGTTTTCTTTTGGTGGCTCCCATTTCCAAATCCCTAACTTGCCATTTCTCTCAAGGTCTGCTAGTTCTTTTACCGTCTGACCTTGATAAGTAAACGGCTCATTCACTTGCACCATGACACGCTTGCCCTCTTGGAATTGCTCACCGTGGTCTGGGTTTTCGATCGTGAAAATTTCTTGAGATTGGTAAGTCTTACCAATCTGACCGAGATCTACCAATTCAAGACCACGCTTGAATACTGTAGGGTCTAGTGGGTTGTCCACATCTGTCACCCTTGCAAGTACAGCCCAGTTAGCAATGGCCTTAACAGCGTTAATAGCATTGTCTTTCTCCTCAAGTTTCTTGTCATAACTTTGCTCTTGGATTTTTAAATCTTCTTGCAACTGTTTGACACCCTCTGCAGGGTTAAACTCTGTGGCCACTAGACCAAGGACGGCCTCGATCAACACATTATCAGACTCATTTGTACGGTCTCCGCTTAACACACGCTCAAAAGCCGTGTAGGGTGTTTCTTGACGGATAGCAACAAAAGTTCTATTACTATCTTGCAAATATTTGCTAATTACTTTAAATTCCATATATATTATCCTTTCTCAATTTGTTTTGCCTTTACTTCTTCATAGAGATTTTTAAGCCGTTCATCTGATTGTAAAATCTCATTGATTTTTTCAAAACTTGACTTGATATTTCCCAAGTTGCCAAGTGCCTCATCACGCTCATCTTTAACTTGTTGCAACTCAGCAAGTGCCTCATCAAGCTCAGCTTTGCCATACGCTGCATTTACAGTCTTACTAGCTAACTCAATAGCTAACTGATTGATAACATTGTCTGTTTTGTTCATTTTCTACCTTTCTATTTAACGCCATTTTGGATAATATCCACGGCTATAATTGCCAGCTACTGCTCCAAGGTTTCTAAAATTATCATAGATATCATCAAGAACTTTGCTTAATAAAGCACCTTTTATAACAATTTCTTCAACCCCAGTTATTTGACGATTTGTAGCATTGATTGATAAAGAATTTACTCCAGCCTGACCGCTCTGCATAAAATCCATTGTCTGTCCATAAAATGTTATAGCTGTTTCAACGTTACCGCCTGTTCTACCATTCCAAATTTGAATGCCTGCAGAGGTATTATCCATTTTTTGCAAACCATTTCGGTTGCTCAGTAGAGCCGTGTAAGTACCGTCAACTCCATTGATAGTACCTGCGCCAAACGTGAGATATTGCAACGGTCGCCCTGGAAATCTGTTTTTAATACCTACACCGTGCCCGTTCATCTCTACCCAACCTGTCTGCAAGTTAAACGATGTTGCACCATTTAATGAGGATAGTACCCCACCGTTTATGAGATTAGCTGAGAGCTTACCAGATGTGATGTTACTAGCATTTAGATTGACCACGTTGACTAAATTAGCGTCTAGCTTACCTGCTCGGATTTTGCCAGCGTCTAAAGTGTCTATCATGGCATTTTTAATAGTACCATTGGCAATGAACGTAGTTTCAGGCGTTACTACTAACTTATTCTGTCCAACTTGCAAACTAGCTCCACCTGTCGCTAAATTTAAGGCGCTCAATACATCGCCATTGCTGTTAAGAGTCTTGACTGCAAAACTATCCTTTAAAATAGACATTGTAGTCCTAGTGTATTCACTGTTATAATCGGTACTATCTATAAACTCCTCAGGAATTAAACGCCTATCAATAATCATAGGTTTATGAATGACGATATTACCAGGGGCTGTGAGGGTAAATCTAAGGCTATACTCATTAAGCTCGCCAGACCTTGGGATGTCTAAAAAACCAGTAAATACCTGATTACCTGTTCTGGTAAGTGTAATTTGAGAGTTGTAGTAAATTCCTAAACTTGTTGTATTGTCTAGCAACTGAATCAAAATTCTACCGTCTCGTGGTACCTTGTCAACCGCAATCTCAATGCGATAACCAAGGCTTTCTCCTTGTTTTACAAATTTCTTTGTAAGAGGGAAACGAACCCCTAGCCAACCAGTCATGGACTCAGTGTAGTTAATTCTAATACCATCATGGTCACCCCAGCTGACACGTTCTAAATGCTTATCAGTATTAACTGATGAGACGAATTTTGGGATTTTTGTAGGAGCGTAAAACAGATTAGTAAGATTGCTAAATCTCTTGCCTACCTCAACATTAAACAAGTCTGAGGTCAAGGCCATTCTTGCAATGTTGGTAGTGATATTTGAGTCATCTCTGCCTAAGATACGCTCATAGAGTTTAGATGTCTCTCTAACTGACTGGAAATCAGCAAGAGAAACTTTGCCATTCAAGTCAGTCCTCAAATTAGCAATTAAGCTAGAGGTTTCTGTGGCTGTTTGATTAGCCTTATTTAGAGCCTGTACTGCCTTACCGTCAATTTGAGTGGCCTGAGTTCTCAAAATAGACAAATTCCGCTCATTATCTTGCTTGTATAGTGATAGTTCTTGACCTGTTGAGTTAGAGGCATTTTTAGCCTCTTGAGCAAGTCTCTTAGAGGTCTCAGCTAATTCTTGAGTAGCATTTGACTTTTTGAGCAAATCAGAAACTGTCTGATCATGTTTAGCCTCAATTCCAGCCATCTTAGTATTGACAGCTTGAAATTGTTTATCTACCTCTTTCTTAACACGGTCAACATCCTCAGTGTCAAGCCGTTTCTCCCACATGGTACCATTCCAAATATACATACGCTGATACTGGCCATTTTTCTCAAACCATGTATCACCTATTTTGTGCTCAACATTTTTGGCTGGTGTTTCATGCCAAATCTTATTACCTGTGCCACTAATGAGATATTGAGGTATAGTGTTCTCAATAGAGGCCTGCCTCTCCTCAACTGCTGATAAACGATCAGCAATTCCTGCAGTCATACTAGATGACAGTGACTGTCCGATAGTGCCTAATGTTATCTCCTCATTAGAGTCAGTGTAGACATCATAGACCACCTTGACTACTTTCTCAGTGGTTGTAGTAATGTCAAATTGTGGATAGTAGAGAGGGATGATGTCACAGAGCTCAACTTCCTCCATGACCCCAAAATCTTGATAGTCCAAAGTCTGTGATAAATCTACATAAGAAACCTCTGTAGAGATTTTAGGAGCTCCAATGTTGTTGCTCTTGATGTAAGACTGACCTAGTGACCTCAATTTCTCAGCCGTTGGAGGGTGTTTGTCATCAAATTTGCTTGAGAAATCTACCAGGGATATTCTCCTCTGAGCGTATAATCTCAAATAAGGACTATCTATGATATGCTCAGGTAATGTGACTAAGACCTCATGTGACTCCTCACCATTTGGCGTGTAACGTGCAAAGGGGTAAATAGAGGTATAATTGCCGTCTAGGAGCCTCTCCTCCTCTACACTGAGCAAATTGCGGCCATATTCTAGCACGGTTGGAGCCTTACGCCCCATCTGTTTGTGCAAAATAATGAGGTTGTTATCAAATTCATACTCACCACCAAAAACATCAAGGATTGAGCCTGAGACACCACCAAGAGCCTTTCTAGCGCTACCTACCTTATCTACTTCCCATGAGATATTTCCTAGAGTTTGGATGTCTGATCTAACATCAAATACATCATCTCCTACTAGGTTCTCTTTCCAAAGTCTAAGAGCTGTCTCAGCGTTAATCTTTGAGGCTCTTACAATAGGTTTCAGGGAAAGATCTGAGGTTCTCATAGAGATATGACGAGCATAGATTTCAATATGTTCACTACTATTCTTGACTATACGGTTAATCTCAAAGGTTTGCCATTTGGTTCTCTTTCCAGCGTCTGACTTGATTTTCATCTCCTCTTTAAACACAGAGGCAAAATGACCATTTACTGGATATTTGATATATAGGTCATAATTACCATTTCTCTCTCTAGTAACAGTGACCTTATAAGCGTCTGAAATCTCACCCAGCCCAAAAGTTCTAAATGAGCGTTCATCAGCTCTATATAATACTGGGTTCATAGTTTAACCCCCCAATTCGGCACGGCTGTCATGGTAAAATTACCAGTCCATGAAATCCTATTGTTTCCAACATCAAAAAGAGGCATTCTGTGCTTACCGTTCCTTGTGATTTTATCCCAGGCTGACAGATTGCCACTATATACTAGATGTTTTTGCATATCTATTATGAGCTCATTTTGGACGCTCTCAAGTGATAACTGGTAGCCATTGATGGTCAAAATACCATTACCATTGCCTCTAATCTTAATTAGTGGCTTAGATTGTACGTTACCAAGATTTTTAAGTGTCATCCCATTTGTCAAAGGGATTTCATTGCGCCCAATTTTTAAGAATTTGATAGGGTGAATTAAAAAGTTTAATTTCACCTCACCAAAATTCCTAAGTAATTCCTTAACGCTAAATGACTCAATGAAAGTAGCAAGATAGATATAATCAGGTTCCCATGAGAGCTCCAACTCTTTCCATCCTTTGACATTGAGCCAGTCGCTTATAGCTACCTCTGATGTAGATAATCTTTCTACCGTGTTGATTTTCATAGGAAACTCACGCTTGACAGGTTTAAGTCTTTGATTATCTTTCAAAAGCACCCCATCACGCCCTGGCACCTCAATAGTCTCAACATCATAGGAGGTAGAGCTAAACTCAATATCATTTATAATTTTTAACCCAAAATCACTAGATTTCTTGCCATCAAATTTAATAAATGTACTCATTAAATACCTCCTAATCTCTCTTGTTCTCTATTTGTGTACCATGCCATCTCTTTCATAAGATGTTGTATGTCACGTTTCTCAGTCTCATCTACCTTGTTGCCATTGTAATTAAAAGTATACTGGTTGTTAATCTCTGCATTAGTGCCTGACTCAGCTTTCTCAGCTTTAACCTGAGAGGCTCCTAGAGTCATTTTTAATGACTGGCTTAATGTGTTATTGCCAAGTCCAAGCAAGTCCTCAGCGCCAAATTTAAAGGCTGACATCTCTTTCTGAACATAGGCCAAGCTATCGGTAACATCTGAGGTGTTCTTTTCAATACCTACAGCGATACCTTGAGCGATATAGCGTCCGACATTGTCTCTGAATAGTCTTGATGGGCTATGGATTTTGGCCTTGGCTTGTGCAGCTCTCTCAGCTTGAGCGACAAGGGCATTAGCTGCAGCCGTCACAGCTCCTAAAGTTGAATACATACCACTTGCTAAACCTTGGCCAATCATTGAGCCTACATATTGCATAGTAGATACCCCTCTCATCCCTGTTGCTTGGATTGAGTTGACCATTGATGACATTGCTGATGTAGCTGAGCCAATTCCTGAGCGTATTCCATTTGTAATACCTGTTGAAACTCCACGCCCTGCCTGTTGACCAGCTTGAGTCATTTGGGTTGCTGATTGTCTCACCACATTAGTCATCTGTTGCATACTTGAGCTCATTTGTGAGACAGCTTGTGTCATTGCTGACATAATCACTGAATTAAGTTGAGACATAGCTGACACAGCAGAGCTAGAGATGTTAGCAAAACCAGAGGCTACTGCAGGAGCTGATGACGCTAATTGCATGATAGATGTGTTAGCTGTCATAGCTGAGGTTGAAATCGCTGAGAATAAGCTAGGGATTGTGCCTAGCACCCCACCTAATGAGCTGATAACTCCAGTCACTGCAGAAAATCCTGATGTCATTGCTGATGTAGCTGACATAGTAGCCATTAAGGCACTTGATAAACCAACAAGGGCACTTTGTAAGACAGTAATACCTGATACAGCACCAGACAAGCCACCAAATGAGGCCACTGCTGATGTAGCAAATGTGCTCATGGCTGTACTTGCCATTGTCATTGTCGCAGGTAGTGTACTAAGGCTAGTGCTCAAAGATGTCAAAACTGTAGGTAGTGACTGCATAGCTACACTTGCAAGTTGAGCAGATGTAGCAATCAACATCAATCCAGTTCCTGCTTGTTGCAATCCAGGACCAGCCGTAGCGATACCAGAGTTAGCGATTGCTGCCAATCCTACAGCTGTTGCTGTTAAAGTTCCAACCAAGTCCCCAAGGTTAAGATCAACTAGCATTTTTATACCTTGCGCCATCAACTTCACGCCTTCTCCAGCATTCTTAGCAGCTGTTCCAATAGATGTGAACACATTAGTAATCCCATCTAAAACAGTTCTGACTGCACCACCAACTGAGCTAATGACCGTTGAAATGCCATTGAATACACTCTCAATGCCCTTACCCATGCCTTGAACAGCCGTAGAGATTGACTCTCCTACTGACCTGAAAACATCAGCAATGCCTTGTAGAGCAATATTAATGGCTGTACCTACAGAGATGATGATGTTAGCTATACCATCCATAGCTGTCCGAATACCCTCAGCGATTGCCTGAATAATGCCGATGATCTGAGGCGCATTGCTTGAAATTGTATTGATAATTAAGGCAAAGCCATTGGCGATAGCGTCAACTAATACGGCTATCCCTAGTGCAGCAACTGCGACACCAGCTCCAATCATCAAGACTGCAGCACCAAAAGCTAAAATACCCACAGCGCCTACTGTCAGAGCCGTACCTAAAGCAGCAGCGCCCACAGCAAGCAAGGCAATTCCTGCCACAATAGCAACAAGAGCGATAGCAGCACCAGCTCCAGCTGATGATAATTGTATAGCAGCTTGTACTAAGATATAAACTCCAGCGGCTGCCATCAAGACACCAGCTCCAACCATGAGCACGGCTACACCTAACTGCATGACTGAGCTTGCACTTGCTCCAGCCGTTGTGCCGACTGCTGTATTCCCTGCGCTCATCGCAGCACTTGCTCCAGCATTTGCAGCTTGAGCAGCGGTAAGCCCTAAGATGTTACCAATTAGGCCTATGATTGTTTTTCCAAAATCAAAAGCTGACTTGAGACCTTTGGCGATTGCCACTCCAGCCTGAATGCCTTTAAAAGCCACAGCCATAGTCACTAGAGCCGTTGCTACACTCTTGATAGTATTAGGGTCAAGATTTTTAACAAACTCTGAAAATGAGCTGGCCATCTCAGAAACAAAGTTGACGATTTTACCAGCTGACTCTCCAATGGTTTCCCATGGGATAGCGTTTACTAATTTACTTGCTAGGTCAAGTGCTGCCTCTGACAAGTCTTTGAGCGCTTTACCAGCGTTGTTAAGTGCTCCAGTGTTTTTGAAAGCCTCAAAAGCCGTCTGTGCTCCTGAGACTAAATCTTGGATGACTGTATTTACTGAGCCAATAATGCTCCCAATGTTAGCAAAAGCCCCTGTCACGGTTGAGATGATACCGTCTATATCAATACCCTCTAGGAAAGCTCCTAGCTTTTCAGCAATCTTGTCAAAATTGATTTTTTCAAGAGCGTCAGATACTGCATTTACTGCCTTGATACCAAACTTATTAAGTTTTTCAAAGGCTGGCATGAGTTTATTAGAGAGACTTTCCTTGGCTCCATCGATGGCTTGGTCAACTGTTTTAAATTCCGTGGCCATCTTTTGGAAAGCGTCTGAGTTCCCTGCTCGGTTGAGAGCGTCAAAGAAATCCTCAGTTTTAACTTTCCCATCCTGGACAGCTTTTACAAGATCAGCCGTAGACATTCCCATCTCTTTTGCGACTGCAGCCATACCAGCTGGAGCTTGCTCCATCATGATTTTAAAGTCCATCCAGGCGATTTTAGGCTTACTTGCCATCTGCGTTGCCTGAGTTGACAGTGATTTCATGGCTTGAGCTGGGTTTTCAGCAGAGGCTGCAAGTCCACCAAAGGCCTTAACTAAGCTACCTACATTTTTTGTTCCTACAGCGTCAAGCTGTGAGTAGGTACTAGCCATGTCAGAGGCTGAGTAGATGGTCTTGGTTGCAAAGTCTTGCATTTCCTCCTTTGCTTTCTTGATTTCATCACTTGATCGTCCAAAGGCTTGGAGGTTTCCCTCAAAGGTTTTCCATGCTTTCTGTGAGCTGTTAAGCTCTGAGGCCATTTCACGGATACCACCAGTGATTGCACTGACACCGCTTGATAAAGCTGAGCCAATCAAATTAGCTCCCAACACAGACTTGAATACAGAGCCTACTTTTTGCCCTGTACTCTCAAGACCGCCAAAAAGAGACTTGAGCTTACTGACTCCAGCCTGAGCGCCTGAGCCGTCCATGTCAACTTTAATAGTTACTGAACCATCTGCCATTTATTCCCTCCTTTCTAAACTAGTAGTCAAAATCTTTAGGTAGAGCGTACTCTTTTTTGAGTTCTTTCATGCTCTCTCTATACTTCTTACTGTCTCCCTTTTGGGGTTTATACGCTCTTATCTTGATAACCTCAGAGAATTTAGTATCACTAGGTAGCCCATTAAGTAAAGCGTTGAATTTCTTCCAGTGTAGGCTGTTCTGAGCGTCTATGAGGTCAATGCCGTAGGCTTGCATAAATGATGAGTAAATGTACTCAGCGTCATATTTCAAGCTAAAAAGTCTGGCACTGGTCTCAGATTGACTCCTAGAGCGTATCTTGCTCTTAATCGGATTGCCTGCTAGGTCTAATACCGGTGCCGTATCTCTAGCTGGAATAATTCTAATATGCTCCTCAAAAATCATCTTAAAAATTGCTGTAGCTTGTTCAGGCGTCAAAGCCTGAGTAAAATCTACACCAGTCAAGATTTGAATAGCCAGGAAAGGCTTGTAAAGCTCGTCAATGTCATCATCATTGATCAGCTCCACCACTTTCAAGACCTTGTTAAAAGCGATATTCATTGGATACACATCATCACCAAGGACTAACTCATCTGTCAATTTCCTTGATAGGTCTAGCATGTCAGTCACCTAGATATTTTTTGAGAGCGTCTGTGTTGTTACGTTTCTCCCATTCTGAGATGACTCCAGTGATTGCCTCAAGCAAGTAGGCCATTGTGTCCACTGTAGACTCATTAGAGAATGAGTAGACCTTGTCAAACGCCTCTTTGTCAAACAGCTCTGTCCAAGAGTCTTTGACTAGGTCTTGTAACGTTTCAAAGGCCTTGCTATCCTCTGTCTTAGCTAGTTTTTCGCCCTCAATTTTAAGGATTGTGCCAAGTTTTTCCATTTTGTGAATGTTTTTGTCATTGGCTACAAATTCAAGTTTAAACTCTCCAAAATCTACAGGAATGACATTGTCACGTTTTTTAATTACTACCATTTTGATTTTCTCCTACTAATTTTTTAAAAACAAAAATAAAAAGGGGAGCATTACCACTCCCCCTAAATCACATTATCCGACTACAGCGGACTCTTTAGGTGCTGAGTTCCAGCTAATAGTACACTCAAAGCCCTCAAACTCAGACGCCTCACCGCCTCCAATTTTAATGCCAGAGGCTGTAGCTACGCCCACATATTGTTTTTTGCCATCAGCGTCAACAACTTTAAACCATAATTTACGTCCATCACCAGTCTTGAAGCGCATGCTAGCAATGATAGCCTGAGCCTCATCCTCTTTGATGTAGTCCCCCTCAAATGAGAACCCGTATTTTACAGATTTTACTACTGTTTCAGGTGTTCCATCACCATTGTAGTAAGCTGTATCATCTGTCTCCTCGTCATTCTCAACCTCAGCGGTTGTCACTCCATCTGCAAGCCATTTCCAAGCGTCACCTGTTGGCTCTGTTGCTGCGTTTTCTGCTGACCAAGGCGCCACATAGTGTTTACGCTTGGCGTTTTTTAATTTTGGCATTTAATTTCCTCCATTTACTTCAATTTCTGCCGTTACATCTAACATGTAAATATAAAAGCCCTGGTCATCACGGTCATTAAGGAATGGCTGTGAGACTTCAAGGCCTCTGAATTGATATGAGTTATTTTTGCTAGGTAGTTCTAAATCAAAATTAGCAAGAGCATGATTGATACTCCACAAAATAGAGCTTGTTCTTTGATGGTCAAGCGTCTTGATAGCCACCTCAAAAACAAGGCTGATGTCTTGTTTGCCGTTCATATACTCTTTTAAAATCTTGCCACCTGGCAAAGGATATAGGACTAAATCCTCTTTCTCCGACAAATAGTCAAGCCTACAAGTCAGAGAGAGATTTAGTGTATTGATGAAATCTCTTAATACTTCTGAAAAATCGTTATTATTCATGTTTTTACTCCCATTGCGGTCAATCCTACTTTAGCCCACTCACTAGCATGCAAAGCCTCAGCTTTTAAGTCCCAGCGCTTACCAGTTCCTGGTGTGGTGTACTTTTTAAAGTAAAAAGTCCTTACTTTGTTATAGCTGGAGCCATAAAACTGAGCTCTTGCATAAGGGCCAGGGTATCGCACCCCATCCTTTGTAGCCTGACCGCTGCCACTTAGATCTCCACTCTTACGAGGGATAAAGGGTGTAAAGTCAGTCAGCATTTGATTAGCAATAGCTAACTTGCCCTTGGCTAGTGCCTGTGGGGATACTTTCCTCTCTATGCCTTTTAGGTCAACTTTCAAAGATACGCTAGTCCCCATCAGATACACTCCAACTCATAGCAAAATACTTTGCTGTTATGTGGATAACTGACAGGTCTGACTGAGAGCACTCTGTACTCATGCTGACCATCATTTATAACAGCATTGATGTAGGTATCATCTAAAGTGACTGGACAATGTTTAGGGTACACAAATAAGGTGCTAGGTTTAGACTCTTTACGGTTGTTTTGAGTGCCTTGCACTTGATACTGTCTATCAAATCTAACAGGTTTAAGGGTCACTGGGCTTTCCATCATATCTTTTCCCCATCCGTCTTTACTCCCTGTTATCTTTCTGATAGTGACATTATCTACTAATAGCCGTTTATCTATCATAGCCTACTCCTCTGAAACCAAAACCTGCTCCTTTAAGCACGTTTAAAGCGTCAAGTGATAAATTATACCTATCACTTTCAAACGGTCTCCTTGTTCCGTTATGATAGCTCACATGAGTCCTACCAAGTGTCACTGCAGAAACTGCTTGCTTATCATCGGCCGTAGTGATACCACTAGCGTCTAAATAAGCTACTTGATAAGCTGTAGCAAGTTTGACAGCTTTCTTTCTAGTCTCAAAATCAGTCTCAAAATCCTTGATGTCATAAAATCCACTAAGAAAGAGATTGATAGCTACCTCTGCCCTCATTAGAATATTTTCAAAGTCATCGACTTCATCAAAACCTAACTCATTATACTCATCTTTAGTCAAATAAGCGATGATGACCCCCTCCTCCATTTTAAGAGGCGGCCTTAATCATCCGCCTCAATTTCTTCTCCAATTTCAACTGGCACAAAGAATGGACTGAGCTCAGGGTGTGTGATGACACCTTTAGCGTTGAGCTCAGCTACTACATCCTTGTCCAAGCTGTACTCTGTGTCCTTATCAAAGGCTCTTTCATAGCCATTGATGTTAAAGACCACATTAGCTGTAGCTTTAAATTTACTCATTTAGCTACTCCTTTACCTCAAAGCCTGATTTTTTAAAGGCTGCAATCATTATAGGGTCAGTGAGAGTGTAGGTAAGTTCATCCTTAGTCAAAGTGACCTCGGGTTTGACTTCTACTACTGCCTCTACTACCTCATCTACTGTGTTATCATTAGCCATTGATTACCTCCTTAGGCTGTTTTGTGGACATAAATAGCCTTTTTCTTGGCGTCCAAAACAAAAGCGTCATAGCGGATACGACCCTCAACAAGTTTACCATTGATACCTGGCGGGTTATCATGGATCTTGTAATCTTCCAATTTTACTGGAGATGTAGTCGCTGCTGAGTGAGCGATGATAAACTCAACACCTGTAGGCATGTAAGTAGTAGGTGTGAGCACCACTGGCATACCATCGATCATACCAACTTGACCCTTGATAGTGATTTCTTGAGCAAGGTCTGAGTTTTTGACAAAAGTGTCATCAAGTTTAATCAACTTGTAGAATTTAGGAGATACATGTAAAATACGGCCAGCTGTAGGGACAAGAGCGTCTGCAAGTTTAGATTGCCCCTCAAGGACTAGCTCATAAGCGTTTGTCTTAGTCACTGAACCTGTGCCAACATGAGTAGCATCAGCACCTGCTACAATTTTTGAAAGGCGGTACTTATCAACCTCAGGGATGACTACCTCTGAAATTTGACGAGCTAGAGACTTACCAGCCTCCATGACACCGTTTGATCCTTGCTCTGATTTCTTGTCAATCGTGAATGTGAATGAGCGATCTTGAGAAAGTGTCATAGTTTGCACGCTGTTTCCAAGTTCATCAGCTGTACCGTAGCGATTTTGACCAGTGGCCTTGTAGTCATTCATTCCTGATGTAGCTACTGTGTAGACCTTAACTGTCTCAGCGTCAATAAAATCAAAATCCTGATTGACGATGTTAGTAGTGATAGCCTCTTTTGTAAAGCGCTCATCTACTTTCTGACTGAATTTTTCTGCGTAGTTTACTGCCATTTATATTTTCCTCTTTTCTTTTTTGGTATTATACGCTGTCAAAGCCTGCAAAAAGGGCTTTGTCCTCTGCGCTCAAGCCATCATCTGCATTACTTGCTGATGGGTTGCCTGGGACAGAGATATTAGGGTTAGGCTGCTCTTGCACTGTTTGGAAAAGGTAAGGGCTTGACTCTCTGAGTGAGTTGATTGTGTCCTCTAATTGAGGTTTTCCATCTTCTCCTAGTTCAATACTGTCTAGGTTGATGAATTTCATCAAATCCTCAGAGTTGTATGCTCCTACATCTTTCAAAGCAAGGGCAATAGCATTGGTTTTGGTTACCTGAGCAAGGTTTGCCTCACTATCTAGCTTATACTGCTCAAATTGTGCCTTGAGTTGTTCAAGCTGCTGCTTGCTTTCCTCACTAGCACCCTCTTTAGCTTGTAAGTCTTGGATAGCTTGAGTCTGTTGCTCAAGTTGTTGCTTTAATGTCTCATTTTCAGCTTGTAGCTCAGATTTAGCCTGTGATTTTGCGTTTTCAATACCTGCACCGTACGCTTGCATGGTATTGTCAATCACTGACTTATCCTTGATACCTGCCTCAACTAACATTTCACGTTTAAGACTCATGTCTTAATCCTCCTTTTTTACGTCACATGGACAAATTAAGACAGTTTTACGCCATGCTCCAGGGCAAAAGAAAAAACCTGATGGACTTCCATAGGTTTATAGTGATTTATAGCAATTTATTGCATGAAAAAAGCGCCTAGATCGTTCTAAGCGCTATGAGATTGCTTTAATTGAAATAATCTGACTCTCAAAGAGAGAAATCTCAGTCGGTTCATCAGGGCTAGGATTGTCAATGAGGATAGTGATTTCATCTTGCTCATCGTTGTCCATTTCGTCAATAAAATCTGTGACAAGCCCTTTGATGACTTCACCGTCACTATTTACTACCTGAACCCTTGAGCGTAGGTAGTTCCAAAGTTGTTTACTCATTTACGGTCTCCTTTCCCTTTGATAGTTGGCACAATATGTGAGCCTGTTTTACTGTAATGAATACGAAAATCAGTAGCATTCTCAACGACTTCACCAGTTCTAGGATCTATATAGGTTCCTATAGGTTTATTCTGTGAGATAATTTCCTGCATTTTGGTTGACTTTGGATCATACTTAAATTGTCCTGTTCCAGCATACCTATCAACCAGCGCCTGACATTCTTCTTTAGTGATTGTCAGATAGCTTGGTGGAGGTGCTCCTTTTTCTAAGTTCTTCTGGAGATATTTCTCATATCCCTTAGTGCCTCTAATGTGGTTTTCAAAATGCTCGTTATTGATTTCCGTCTTAATTATACCACTTTTAACAGCTGAATTAAACTTTTCACGCATTTCTTTTTGTTCTGCTCTGTGTTTTTCCAGCTTTTCAAGTTCTTTTCTGACTTTAACCTCTTTCTTAGCTTTGGTATATGGGTCATCATAGTATTTCTCTCTAGCATAATCACGATGTAGGAAAGGGTGCTGTTTGAGATAGTCTCTCATGGCTCCCTGTTGGATCCTAACCTTGCTCTTATACTTAGATATTAGCTCACTGTCTCCCAGTTTTTCTGCCACATGCAGAAATTCCTTAGACTTCCTGATAGACCTCTCTAGTGCCCTCTGTTTGGCCTGTACGTTTGCGTTTTCTATAGCCTCCTCAGGTGTTAGGTCTTTCAAATAATCAGGTAAATCAGGCTTATAGTTAACTCCTGGGATGTATGGTGTCATCTCATGAGTGCAATTTATCCCCTGACAGCCAGCAGGATAGCCGTAGCCGTAATCAGCTAAAGCTAGGACACGCTCTCCATTTACTTCTCTAGCAACTCCAGTAGTTACTATCTGGTGCTGCAAAGGAGCGCACATCTCTCTTGCTGTGGCTTTTTTGTGATAGTAAAAGGTATCTATCCCCAACTCCTCAGCTGGAGCCATTCTGACCTCACGATAGACACGCCAAGCCGTCGATTTGATGACTTGCCTAGCGTATGTGTCGGCTTTCCAATGTTTTCCTTGGCTATCCGTAAAGCCATAAAAACCCTTTTCAGCCCATTTCATGACTGTATCAGAGATAGCTTTGTCTGAGGTAGTAAGTCCTGTGACAACCTTGGCCACGCTCTCCTGGACTATGGACTGATAAACCTTTCTGACACTCATTGGTAGAGTGGTATTGATGAGGTTGTCTATATCTCCCATAGCTTGATTGACATAAGCAGCTAGATTGGTCTGAATGAGTGAGTTACCAGCAAAACCACCTCCACCAGTCGACTCTAAAAGCTGTTGTTTGGTGTCTTTATAGATTTTGTAACCCTCATTTTGGATAACATGCCTAAGTTGTTCCTCAGCAATGCCTGAGCGGTCAGAAATGAGCTTGACATTATCCTCATTGAGTAGACCCATCTCATTCATTTTCTCAAGTTGCCAAATATAAGGGTTGTCATCAAGACTAGCAGAGCCACGCTCTTTGATACGGTCTATAACCTGGTCAAAAAGGTCAAGAGTTAGCTGATGATAGATGTCTGCAACCTGACTAGCGTCAAGCATTAGCTGCTCATCATTTAGCTTGATTGGTTTCTTCTTGTCATCAGCCATCTAATCACTCTCCGTAAACTTCTACATCCTCAAGACTGCGCTCTCCGCTAGCCTCATCAATAGCATTGCCACTGATTTCAGCTTTGATTTTTTTAGCTTTTTCAGGAGTCACATTCAAAACTTTCTCAATAGCCATGACATCCGTAGCAAATCCAGCATTTACAACCTTAACCCAGTAGTCCAGCTCAGCATTTCGGTCTGTAAAGACTCCATCATCAAGGTTAATGCTAATTTTCTCCATGTCAGGGATGTTTCCCTTGTAGAGTCCGTAGGCTTTGCCCAGCTCTAACATTGAGATAATAAGCTCTTTCAGTGACTGCTCTACTAAGCTGACAATGCTATTTCTCATTTGATAAGTGTCTGAGTTCTCTGATACAACCTCAGTAGCTGTTTTTAAGCTCTTACCATCAAATGTAAAGGTTCCAGAAGATACTCCTATCTGCATTTCAAAGATTGCCAGGATCTTATTGATAGCCTTGATATAGTCATCTGAACGGATTGGAGTTGTAAGGTCTGTAATGCCTACACCTTTGTCCTCATCGCCTGAGTCAAATTGCTCATAGACATTACGTCCAGCCTCAAACTCACGCTTAACTACGACATTCTCGCCCTCTTGATTGTACTCAACTTTAATCATCTGACTAGGCACGGCCACTCTGCGTTGACCCATCTTAATCTCCCACATAAACTCATCATAGGTGGTATTAAGAAAGTCCATTGTAGTCTTGGCATTGTCAAAGATAGACAGCCCAAGAGCTGAGTTAATATCTTTATTATTCATTCCTGGAGTTTTCAGATAAGTAAAGAGTGGACGACTCAAGCCGTTCAGGGCTACTATTTCCTCAAGATCCTCATAGAGGTCTGATAGGGGAACCCTAGCACCTACCACGTTCTGATTATCAGACTTATAGAGCTCGTTAGTGACTGTATATTTGTCACCTTTCCCCCATTCGTGCAGCTCAATCAGCGTGTAAAACTTCTGCTTGTTACCCTCTGACTTGATTGTCTTAGTGATAATAGCAGCACTAGAGACATCCTGTGTGTTGCTTTGCAGAGGCAAAAAGACAGGCGCTTGGATGAAAGAGACTCTTACCTTGTCTCTATCAACGTATGGCCTCATAGCCAATCCACCAAGTGCCAAACCACTCTCCAGATAACGCTCAAAGTTCTTGACAAATCTGTCATCTTGTAGCTGTTTCTGGATGAATTTATTAGCGTCCTTGTCGTCTAGCTTGATTTCAGCTTGTTCATTAAATACCAGGCTTGCAATCTTTTTGGCTGCTGTACATCCAATAGGTAGATGGTTGAAAGCTCGTTTTTGAGGTGTGCCATTGCTGTCAATGTAGTCAATCTGTGGATAATATCCTGCATAATACTTGAGATTTTCCCTTATTCGGTCATACTCTGTGGATGACACTGCTATTTTAGGGTGATCAGTGATATTCTTTAAGTTCTGTGTTGTCATCACATACTTGCTCCTTGTGAAAAAATTCTTGATAGTCTGTACTATTCCCATTATTAAGCTCCTTTAGGCTTTTAGTCTTAGCTCTCTAGCGTTATCCAGGACAAAATACTTGAACTCGTCTACCGTGTGGTCATCTTCCTTGATGACTTTTGGGTCATCAGTATTGAGTGACTTGTCATCATAGCGGTACATCTTATGCTCCTCTACAAATACCCTGTTATTAGGGATGTCAAGGTAGTAGAAACGCCCCTCAGCTAGTAGACTGATAACCATATCTATCATAGTCTGATTTTTCTTTTTGGCCACAGGGTGCCAGCGCTCGCCATAATCTTTGAAATACTGGTTACGCAAAGCCCCCTCAGCACTATCAATGGTCATCTTGAGCTTAGGGACTCTGTAGGTCTTCATGACCTTGTCTATAAAGTCATGGATCATCACAGAGAGCTCACTAGGAGCCTTTTTGATGGTTTTTCCAGCTGGTGAGTAGTAGAACGTATCAAGCAAGATAACATTACCCTTGGCAGTGATTCCGTAAGCTCCACAGGCTGTCGCTGATTGCTGGTGTCCTGTATCCAGGGCAAATGATATACCTATCACTTTATCGTTGTCAGGGAGGCTTTCTAGTGGCTTAAAATAGCTCATATTATAAACATGATTACCTAAACCGATTACCTCGCCTAGATACATCCAACGATAGTAGTCAGGATCTGTCTCCTTGTAGCGTTCTATCTTCTCAATCATTTGCTTAGACAAAAAACCTAACTTGTCATCAAGGTAGGTGCTGTGATGTATCATGTAAGTTGGGTCACTAGCTTTCTCAGCAACCCACTCATTTATCCAGTCGTAAGGATTTCTTGGAGGGTTGTATGTGAAATAGACCTTGACCTCTTTGCCGTTTGGCAACTCTTGACGGATGAAAGTATCCTCAACTATGTCAATGTCCTCACGGCCTGCGAACTCAGCCAATTCCTCAAACCATACGGACATTACATAGCCTTTGGCTATCTTTTGGGATTTGAGTTTCATTGGATCGTCTACACCGTAGAAATAAAAAGCTGTACCTGTCTTCTTGTGGGTGATTTGTAAGGGAGATTTCCCAAACTTGAACTGATTAGCTAGCCCCATCTCATAGATGGCCCATCTTATCTGCTCATACACTGACATTCTCAAGTACTTACCTACTTTGCGTAGGACTACCACATTCCCGTTAGGATCATTGATAAAGTCATTTACAAGGTCAATGGATACAACAGAGGACTTAGTAGAGGCACGTCCACCCTTGAGTACTATGTGACTCTTGAGTGTATAGAGGACTTCATCAAATACTGGGTTAATCAGTTTCGCTAGGTTCAGTATTGCCATTATACTCACTCCTATCAAATGTAAATCCAGTAATGACTGTGTCATCTTCATTACCTGAGCCTAACTGTGCCTTGAGATTTTCAATTCTAAGGCGTTGCTCCTCTGTAACAAGTGGAGAGCGTGTAAGCTCGTCATAAGTCTTAATCATGCCTCTAAGCTCAGTCTGAGCTCTTGCTATTGCAGCTAAGGCCTTGCCTTGCTTATCCCATGATGTATGAATTTCATAGCTTGCTCCACCTTTTGCCGTGGTAGCTATAAGTACGCTTGTAGTATCATCAACATCCTGAACGTAAAGAATACGCTGAGCATGTAGTAAATTAGCATAGGTCAGCGTGATATTCTCCCAAAGAATGTCAATAGGCTGTTTTTCTGAAAGCTCTTGCGCTATCTCATATACCTCTTGAGGTAGATACTTAGCAAACAGTCCATGTTTGAGGGCGTTAGTGTTTCCCTTTGGTGCCCCATGCCCTAGAGCATTTTTACTACCCTTAGGAGCACCCCTCGGATTTTTGGAGCGTTCCGTATTTTTCTTTTGGAACGTTCCTTTTATTTTAGGTTCCCATTTATCTTTACTTTTCCAACCTCGAACAGTGCCAGCTGAAACACCCAAACGCTCAGCAATCTCAATCAGTTCAATGTTCCCATTGTGCTCTGAATAGATTTCAAATGCTTTGTCTCGGTTGGGGTCTCTTGCTCTACCCAAGCCTAAACCTCCTGCTGTTTATTTGTTTTGAAAATATAAAAAAGCCACTCAAAGAGTGACTGTATGCGGTAAGTGGGTGCCTCCCCCACCAGAGCCTTATATAGCGCTACTTTATCTCTGTCCTACAGGTTAATCAGCCTAAATCTAATTACCGCCCTGTACCCCTATTGTGATAGCTACTCACAGAGATACAACGGGAACAACTGGAATTGAACCAGTGACCTCCTAGGCTTCAACTAGGCGCTCTACCAACTGAGCTATATTCCCTTAAAGAGAGGGGAGGACTTGAACCTCCAAGGCCATTACAGCCCCCTGACATTACAGGTAACCATCTACTAATTCTGAGACCTCTCTTTTCAATTCTTGATACTACCATTTTAACAGATTTTAGACTTCATGCGCATTCACTTTAGCTCACTTTGTCTATGATTGCCTCCTCTAGTTCAGACTCAGCCTGTTTGCGTAATCTGTAATAAGTTGCCTTACTAATTCTCAAATTGTCGCAAATATCCTCAATGTAGGTCTTAGTAATATAAGTCATTCTAAGGACAGACCTGCTTTTTGGATTTTTAAGCTTGTTGATCATCCTACCTAATTCAAGCTTTCTGTTGATAACTTCTTTAGTATCCTGTTCTATAGCCTCTTTCATCACGACAAGCTGAGTATAGACGTCATCAACTTTTCTAGTTTGACCGCCTTGGACTTTGACGTCTGTCCACTTAGGACTTGAGAGCAAACCAGCCTCAAGTTCTTTGATTTCATCTATACGGCTTTGAATGTCCATGTCCAGATCCTGCAGCTCTTTCAAGAGCTCTTTAGCCTTGTTCACTCTCTATCTCCTTTTTGTGATATAATAATATTATTGAGATTATAGCTGAGGCAGAGAGTGTCTTGGCTTTTTTATTTTAGTATCTATTAAGTATTTTGA